TAATTAATCTAAAAGCGCCATATACGCTTCTGGGTTGTTGGTTCTAAACCAATCACAACCTTGATTTACTGTTTCCCACATACGATTGCTCATTTGCTTATCTGGACCTAAATTATACGCTACAATTTCAGCACCTTTGATGCAAGCATATACTGCTTCCTCAATTGGGTCTAATGTATATTTAACTCCACTATAAGGATTTTGTACTTCTGTATCACTTGAACCGATAGTAATATCCTTTAAGCTATATGGTAATTCAGTGTATTTCTTTGTTGTAGTAACCTTTTCGCCAGTTTCACAACATTCGTAGGTAATACTATGCTTCTCCGCCATTGAATTGCTCCTCCAATGTTTCAAAGTTACGCATAATATATATCCATTCATTCTTGTCTAATGATGTTTCAGCTCTAGCAGCAGGGTCAAACATATTATACTCTCCGCTATCTCTAACTTCTACAAATTCATTAAACATACTCTCTGTAATATTAATCTCCATGATTAACTCCTTTTCTTATACCATAGTCTAGAATCTTCAATAATATTACCATTCTTATACATATCAAAAATGTAATAATCATTGGATACATCTATTCTAAAGTTTTTCTTTCCATCTCTACCGATGCTGCTTGGGATACGTTTATTTAAACTTCGTGTTGCCAAGGCACCGCCTCTAGGCATATATAAATAGGTACTACCATTAATATCTTTACGATAAAAGAAATTACCTATTTTGTTGCCTTCTTTTAATACACTATAATAAGGCACTTGCGAATCACTGGTATACGTTAATGACACTTCGTCAAATATAGGACCGTGTCCACGTTTTAGTGCTGCAAGTGTGCTATTATAGTATGGATTTTTCATTAGTAACCAAGATGCTCTTGGAAAATGAATTGTCCATGCAAATTTACTCGGTTTATAGCCTTGCTCAGCGTTTGATTTTTCTTGCTTTAAGCTTTGACTATCTCTTGGTATTTTTGCAATCGTATTCATTGAAAACAACATTGTTTCGTGTTCCTCTGAATAACTTTGTTTTAAGGTTGCCATACTTACACCCCTTTCTTTCTGTATTGTTCAATCCAAGTTTTCTTTTGACGTGTTGGTACACCAACAAAAATTTGCCATGCACCATACTTTTCATAAAATTCTTTTGCTGTAGCTTCTCGCCACTTTTTATTATGAACTATTTTTGTCGTAGGAATATACTTGGGATTTCCATTTACGTATATAATTGCCATTCGAACTCCTATCAAATAGAATGATTGTTTTAGCGTATTTTTGGGCGGCTTAGGAGGTTATCATGATTAAACTAACTGAATAAGAAAGTTGCCGCCCAAAGATATTATTTTAACGCTCTATCAGCTTCAAGCCTTGTACCTACCTTTAACATCCAAGGCTCTGGTTTGAGATTCTTTAACCAATCTTTCATTGTTGGTATCCAGCCACAATCTTCTTGTACGTGCTGTTCACCGACATATCTTACTGGTATTTCTTTGCCACTTGATAAAGTAATTGTTTTACCAAATGTTTCTATGCACCATCCAATACCTTCACTATGATGTCTTATAGCTCTATGTGCTGGATATGCAAAGCCTTTTTTAGTATCATCAAACCAATGATGGATTGGCAAGTAATCATCTACGTTGCCACCCCATTTTTTTACTGAACTCTTAGCATGAAATAGAGGGTCCATTATTTTACCCTCCTACTTTCAATTTCTGATACTAAACGATAAAACGATTCAGAACCTTGCTTTGTGTCAAGATTATACGTTTGTTTTGTTTTAGTAATGTTATTGAAATAACTAAGAAAATCCATAGAATCAAATTCAAATTCCTCATGCTCTTCTCTAAAATACACATGACTTACTTCAATTTTAGGATAATTTTCACCATCCTTTTCTACGTTATTAATTTGTAATTCATTCATACTACCTTCATTGATTTCCCAACCACCTGGTAATATTCCATAATACAAACTATTTAGAAATGCCGTAATAGCGTTTCTATTTTTCCCTACTTCACGGTCATATGTATTACAAGAAGGGAATTGCAAATTTAGCTTTACACTATCTTGATATCCCCAATCGTTATAACCATCAGCATTATCCCAACGTTTATACATTACATATGTATCAGCTGAGTTCCAATTACCACCACGGTTTATAGAATGTAATTCCCAGCCGTTTTCCATTGCTTCAACATATTGTTGCATACATTTTTTACGACCTTCTTGTGATAATTCATATTCAGTAGTTTCATCATCATTCAATTGCAAAAATCTCTTTTGCTCTCCGTATACTGAATTATGTTCATCGCTCCACTTTTTCCATTCTGCGTCTGTTTTATTTTTTAGCATATGGAATTGTTTTACTTTGAACATAGCTGATATTTCATATTCGTTTTCATCGTATAGATAAAAATCTTCTATACCACCACTATCACCACTACCATTAATGACTACCTTTATACTTCTAATTGGCGTTTCTTTCATAATGGTATCCCAATAGCGTTGTCTATCGCCATCTTTTTTAGCGTGTTCAAACAATGACATAGCTTGGCTTTCAGTCCACCAATCTACACCTTGTCTATTTCCATCCCATTTATCTTTTTCTCTTGTGATAACTTGAATGTTGTTAAAGTCTCTTACTTCAACGGATTTATCTTTTATTGCCATGATTTCTCCTAGTTTTATAGAGCAGCTCACATATTCCATCTAAATCGGCACTTACTCTCATACCTTTCTGGACCAGTTATTGCTGCTCTATATGTTAATATTATTATTCTGATACAAGCTGTTCAGCTATGTATTCTGGTGATACTTTGCTATTTTCTAAGAATTTAGCATAATCCTCTGAAACGTTTTTACCTTCAGTATCTACTACATCACCATGAACTGCTACAATACGATACTCTTCAAACATTTTTGTAACCCAGTCTTTTAATGCACTATTGGATACTTTTGAAAAGTCTTCATCGTCATGCATATCAAAAACTTCATCTTCACTTAATAGTGAATTTAGATACATAATACCTAAATCATTTTTGGGTAGCACGATTTGATTATTTAGTTCATAAGTGTCTATTTCAGCCTCATCATCATCATTGGTAATGTTAATGTAATACTCGTTTTCTTGTATATACTCAGCAGCTTCATCTCTTACATCATCTGTAATAGGCATTACTGGTGCATTTAACAAGTTTAAGCCCTCTACTGTCATATGGTCTGTATAAGTATATTGACTACTTTCACTTTCATATTCTACTTCAAATGACATTGGCCACTTATTTTCATCGTAGTAGTTTTTAAACAAGTGTACATTTTCTGGGTCTAACGCTAGTATTACTTGATTGAAAATAAACTGATGTTTATTACCAATAGCTGTTATGTCTAGCATAGACAATAGTTTTCTATACAAATACAAAGAGAAATTTAGATAGTGTTTTAATTTCATTACACTTGTCCAATGTCTGCTTTGATAATCATCCATACGTAAATTCTGGACAACATAGTATACAAAACGTTGCAATTTATTTGCTTGAAACATATTTTGTTCCTCCTAGTTAATTAAGATTATCTTTATATTGTTTGTAGTTATCAAATTCAGAACGGTGTCTTACAATTTGTCGTACTACATCTCTCTCTACATCACTTTTTCTTTTTTTTAGTGCCATGGTAATTACAATACCAAGGATGATGCCACTAATTATTCCAATGATTACATTCATTTACTTTTCCTCACTTTCTAACTCTTCTTCATACATATCAACACACGTGATATACATTTCTAATGCTTTCATTATCATCATTTTGCTTACCATCATATCTTTCAAGTGTATTCTTTTAGTATCCCAATCGTGTTTAAAACGAATATATCTTGACGCTTGATATACTAAAAAATCTAATAACTCTTCTAGACTTTCTTGTGCAAAATGTCTATCATTCCAACCTTCATCACCTTTAAATATTGGTATTTGGTCGGAATACTTTTTGCCTTTTTTTAGACGAATGTCTATATCAGAACAAAATTTATCTATATGTTCTGTATAGTTCCATTGATGTGCTTTTAAGATGTCACTTAAACATTCTCGAATTTTATTATTATTTCTCATGATTTTACCTTTCATAATTTAACAAATAAAGCGGTTAATTTCAAGTGCTGAGGATTAAACCTAACCAACACATTAACCGCTTTATTCCCACAACATTGGATTTATTCCAACTTGTATGACACCAAGTCTATCTAAATTTTTCTACAACATAGTCAAAGTATGCATCTTCACATTCCCACTCTTCAACTATTCTATACTTAGTGTCATTTATTGTATGTTCATTGCTTATTTTACTTTTTACGCTTTGATGTTTCAAAGACTTCTGGGTCAAGCAACTGTTTTCTTGTTGTTTGTCCAATATTTTCTCTGAATCTTTCATAAGTTAGCTCTATATCACGTTCACGAACCTTTCTTTTCAATTCTTTTAGTTCACGAACTTGTTTACCATACTCATACGTAAATAGAATTACACCGAGGATGCACATACAAAACAACATCAATGCAATTATTGGTATTTCTATCATTTTTCTTTCCTTTCACTTGGAAACAAAGCGTCAAGAATTATATCTCTATCTCTTTGCGTTTCAAATGTTAGTTTAATACAGTACTGATTATTATTATATTTATCTGGATGATGTGTTGAATAATCTACATTATTGTTTTCATCAAAATAGATATACTGTTCTATCATTTTTCTCTCCATTTCATTAGTGCAGTTAAGCGTATACGCCAACCAGCTTTTTACTGTATACATTTGCCTAGGCTTCAGGCTATTACAGATAACTTAACTGCATTAATTTTTTTAGATAAACATAATGTAAGCTCATAGCCACGCTACAAGCTTACTTTATGCTATATGTTTGCATGGGATTTCAGTCTACCCAAAATGTTGTTGATTTATTTGGGGAACGCATTCCCCTTGATACTACTTATAATCATATCTGACATACTCATATAGTTTTGATTGTCATCACTGACACTATACATTGTATTTATAACTAGGTATAGCAAGGCTCGACTATTTTGACCTTGTATTCTATACATTTATCAATGCTAAGCTACTGATTTCGCTTATACGTCTATCAACATACCACATATATTACTATTACAATACCATTTGATATTTATAATACCCTATCGGGATATGTGTGCTTGAGAGGGCTTATAGGACCCGTAACGCCCTACCTGTTCACAAGCTTGCAAACTTATGCAATACAAAGAGCGACTTTGTATTACATAATTCTTATTAAAGTTTTACTTCATCTATACTCTGATATCTATAACAATATGTTAAGATAAGAATACCAATTAGAATGTTAGTGTGAAGCGTTTCGTGCTTTTGTTAGTGTGTTAGCACGGATGTTTAGTTGTACCTTGTAATGCACGGAAGGTTAGTTGTACCAAGTAATCCGCCCCCTACATTGCCTTTGATTTTTTCTTTGGGTTTATATAAGACTACAAAACGTATACTTCACGTCTGATGTACACTTCGTATCTGACTTTCGCACTTTATGCTATAATATAGTCTTATATAATTTAAATGGGCTACGTTTCATTTATAGCCCATTTTAACTGCCCAAAGGAACTTCTTTAATCCTTTGACTTTTCTTTTATTCCAATAAGCAAACGTTCCGCCTTTTCTTGCAATAATATGCTCAATGACTTCACGTTTGGTTTTTGGAATATAAATATAATCGTGTTCACTATTTATAATTAATGACATTTTATATTCCTTTCATTTAAAATTAAATCAAATACAATGTATGTTTTAAGGTTTTTTATAGAGCGAGCGAACGAAGTGAGCGAGCCGAAATTTTTTATGTTGGGCTATGCTTTTACACATAACCCAACAAATACGGCTTAGTAGTCCAAGCTTTCGGTAATGCTTGAACCTTGCGCATAACTAATAACGCCAAAGCATTTAACAAACTCTGTGCCGTCTTGGTATTGTCCAGACGTTAAGCCGTTCGTTTCACGCTTAAAGTTAATTTGTAATGCTTTTTTAGCTAAGATGCCTTTATTCATCGTAGCTACTTTTTTAACAAAGTAATCTATAAGTTCATCAGTAGAACCTTCTGCATCTTTGTTAAACTGAACGATAAATTTATCGTCGTGTTGAAAATCTTTATGAGATTTAACTAAATCCCATTTTCCATTTTCATTGTTGATACGTCTTACTGCATAGGTGAACTTTTCTTTATTTTCCATAGTTTTTATCCTTTCTTGTTCTATGAAGTTAATATTTAATAGTTAGGAAAACTTTTTTCCCAACCAATTAGGATGTATGTTTTAAGAATAAATTATTTCACGCACGCTTTACATCGTGAGGTATAACAATATAATGCCTACGTGAAATAATTTATTCTAAACAAACAACCAAATTAAAAGGGCAAATTATGTTCTTTACAAAATAATTTATCTGCTTTTAATTCTTTTTTAAGATGTTTTTCTAATTCATCTTTTAGGAATGAAATAGAAACGTGTTCATTTATATTTAAGAACAAATCTTTTCTATTTAATCCTACTAACCATTCTCTTTGAAGACTATCAAGATATGGTACTACATCATCTATCTCAGTTGATATTGATGCTATTTCCCATTCAAATAATTCGTATGCGTGTAAACAAGACATATAAATCGTTAAGTTTACATTATCATCATAATTTTTATTAAATGGGATATTCTCTACAACTATATTCATTTTAATACTCTCTTTCTTTAATAAGTTTAAATAACAATAATTTTAAGATAGTAAAGATTATCTCAGTATCCTGTCTATTTACATAGATTTGTAGTTTCAGAGTTATTTTCACTAATTAAAGCTAATCTGTCTTTACTATCTTAAAATGAAATCTTTATAGTTTTATTTGTTGTGGGAAAAACTATAAAAAACCTTGGCTTAATAAGTATAATTCAATGTATAGGGACTTAAATTAAACCAAACAGAATGAGTGTTTTCGCTTTCTTTTAGGTTTTGAGGACATCGTTTACGATGTATGGTTTTAAATAGAAGTATGGCAAATGATTTGATAAGGACACGTGGCATATGCTTTTCGAATGCCCGATGTCCCGATAATGACTATTATCTCAAATCATTACAATACTTCCTAAAAAATACTGTGCACTACGTTGCTTGCAACGCTAAGTGCATTCAACGCCCTTGTTTATGCGATGGATATGTTTCGTTGGGTTTTTTCAACGAAATATACCGTTTGCATAAACATATGAAGGGGGGTGGATATACTCTATACTTAGTGCACGCAATCTACAGCAATTTTTTACGGATTGACTTTTTCAACCTTTTCCCTTAATTTGTAGCATGAAGCGCAGAAAGAACGTAAAACGACATTTAGAATATTTTGATAAGAAAAAAAATCAATGGGTACGAGTTCCTGAGCGCAAGTTTACGGAAGAAGCGATTAAAGTATACGACTACATTAACGCACAAATGGAAATAGAATGCTTAATGGAAGAAATGGAGCTCGATATTACCAATATCGAGAAGGATTAGGATATGTATGGATTCGTAAGAGTAAGCGTAATAGATAAAACGATAGAGTATTCGTTATGCTCTAACGTTATGAGCATACCGATTTATTTATTTAAGGATAAATAAATCTACGTAATAATAAAACGATAAGATAAAACGATAGAGGCGACATATGGCGGTAAATAAAAAGAAGAACCCTACGAAGAAAGATTTGATTCGTACAATTAATGCATTAGGCATGGAAGTACAGTTAGTACGTATGGAAGTAGAAAATGCAAAAAAGGTTCAAGATATGTATATACACTTTAAAAAAGATGAAAAAGAGTTTTTAGAGTGGATGAAGAAAGAATTGAAGATAGACGATAAAGCAGATGATAACGATTCAGAGAAAACTGAAGATAAATAAGTACGTACCTGTAGAATATCCTGTATATCATCAGGATGAAGCAGATAATGAAGGGTTAAGTTATAAACATTGGAAAGACTGTACTCCTGGAGAGTATGGAGTATCCGATGATGGCTATGTAGCTATATGTATTAACCGTAAAGAATACAAGACTGGTACTGAAAGCACCTTTCCTTATGGGAAGCAATGGATTACAAGTACCAGTAAGTTGGAGTTTTTAAAACATCATGCTACAGGAAACTATACAAGTGCTAGTACTAAGTCCCATATGGACAAAGAACTACAAACACGTAGGGCAAAGAACCTAGCAGATGCGTATATAACGTACGTAATGGCGGGAAAATCGCCAGATTTTGAAAAATTAGGGCAAATATATAGGCCAGACCAAGCAAAGCCTGTAGCAAGCGTAAAACGGTTATTAAAAACCAGAGGAATGAAAGCAATGATTGAAGAAAAGATGAAAGAAGTCCTTACTGAAAAAGGAATTGATGAAGGATTTGTATTAGATGTAATAAAAGATGCGATTGAAGTAGCTAAAGTAAATGAAGATTCTGGAAATATGATACGTGCAGCCAAAGAATTAGGTGGATTCTTAGATATGAAACCAAAAGCTAAGACGCAAACTGATACATTAGAAATGGATATCACGCATCAGATAGCAGATAACTACGAAACAGCTAAAAAGAAGCTAAAAGCAACAAAAACACAACCATTAGAAGAACATAATGAAACGTACGATAGTAATAACGGCTAAAAAGCAAGAATCTTTAGAATTATTTGTTGCTACCTTAAAAGAAGTGGCTAAAGACCATCAAATTAAGGTAGAAACGTATAAGAAAGAGAAATAATGGACAAAAAACAAGAGATAATGCTGGATATGCAGCAGGATATGTTGTTATTCGGCCGAATGGTTATGCCAAATATGTTTTCGAGTCCTTCACCGCCTTTTCATTCTGATATTGCTAATGAAATCTTAGAAGGGCAAGGAACACAGTTAAATATTATTGCACCACGTGGTCATGCAAAGAGTTCGATTGTAGCTGGGGTGTATCCGTTGTTTCATTTAATGTTTACAAAGGGAGTAAAAGTAATTGTCTTGGTATCTCGTACACAAGGCCATGCGACTAAGCTGCTAGGAACGATTAAAGACGTATTAGACTATTCAAAAGAATTTAGATACTTCTTTGGGTATTGGGGACAACACAGTGCACGTAAATGGACTAATACCGAAATAGAGTTAAAAGACGGAAGTGTCATTATTTGTAAAGGTACAGGACAACAAATTAGAGGAATTAAGCATGGGAATCAAAGACCTACTCTTCTTATCCTGGATGACCCAGAGGATGAGAACAACACGAAAACAGCAGAAGCGATGGAATTTAATCTACGTTGGTTGCTGCAATCTGGTGTTCCATCCCTGGACCCCATTACTGGGAAGATATGTGTTATTGGTACTCCTCAACATCAGCGTTGCTTGGTAGAAACCCTAAAAGAAATGAAAGGGTGGAAGACTATGGAGTTTCGACCGAATCTGGATACAGGTGAAGCTTTATGGGAAGAAGTCTGGCCGATAGAGAAGTTACGTGATAAGAAAGAGGAGTTAGACTCTATTAATCGTTTATCGGTATTTTATCGTGAGTATCTGTGTCAAATTGTGGGAGATGAGGATAATCTCTTTAGACCAGATGATTTCAGGTATTATGACGGCACCATCGAGACCGACCCAGCAGGGTTGTCGACCCTCGTTCTGACGAACCTAAATGGTGAGGAAGTAAACGAGAGGAGACCTGTGAACGTCTTCACAGGAGTCGACCCTGCCTCTAGTACCAAGAAAACAGCAGACTATTCTGTTATTTTTAACATTGCTATTGATAAAGAGAATAATCGATTTGTGCTGCCATATTATAGAAAACGTGCTACCCCATTACATTTAGCCGATGCTATTATTGATAATTTTAAATTTTATAAAAGTACCAAAACTCGTATTGAGTCTGTAGGTTATCAGGAAATGCTACGTCAATACATCAAAGAACAATCCGAAAAGTTAGGACTCTTTATTCCTGGACTTGAAGTCAAAGAGAATCCTAGAACCTCAAAATCATACCGTTTAGAAAGTTTGCAACCGTTATTTGCTAATCATAAAGTATTTATGAGGAAAGACATGACTGAGTTTGAAGATGAACTTATGTTATATCCACGAGCAAAAAACGATGACTTGCTAGACGGATTCTTTTATGCTAATAAAAACGCATATATTCCAAATCACGAATCCAAAAACAAAAAAGACAAAGACAAACAAACTGATTGGTGGAACGTTAAGAAGGTAGATTGGCGTATAATGTGAGAAAGTTCTTGACAATTATCTGAAATTTGTTATAAACTCCATAGTTGTATGGATGACAAAAAAATAAACATAAGCAAGTATAAATTGCCTGATAATAAACTTAAAGAATATTTAGATAATTTAGAAACTAAAGTACCTAAGGGGTACATAACGATAGAAAGAGCTTATGCCAAAAGAAAAAAGACAAGCAGCGTCAAGGACTCAAAGTAAAAAAGATTTAGAGTTTATATTTGATTATGAGTCAGGCGAAATATTGCAAAAAGAAATTCATGAAGAAGTTCAACGAACTAAAGAGCTCTTTATTCAATACGATTCAAGTCGTGAGCCATGGGCACAAAAATTTCAAGAAAGCGTGCATTTCAGAGCAGGTGCACAATGGACTAAAGACCAACAACAAGTTTTAGAAAGTAGAGGACAAGCTCCTATCGTTGTCAATCGTATTCATCCGATTGTAGAAACAGCAAAAGCTTTATTAACTTATAATTCACCACAATTCCGTTCTACAGGTCGAGAAGATTCTGATAGAAAAACAGCTCAAGTATTTTCTGATTTATTTCAATGGGTTTGGCAAGAATCTGGAGGAGATATGGAGTTAAAACAAGTTATTGATGATTATTATGTTGGTGGAATGGGTGTATTACAAGCATATCAAGACCCAGATAAAGACAATGGTAAGGGTGAAGTTTGTGTAAAACAAATAAATCCTTTAAATGTGTATATTGACCCAAATGCAAAAGATGTTCATGCAAGAGATGCGGCAAACATCATTGTTGCAAATTATATGACTGATGAGTATGCAGAGTCAGTTTATCCAGAATACAGTGAAATTATTAAAAATTCAGCAGAAGACCCAGATTACTATGATAATCAGCCAACAACCAACTTAGCATCTACTGAAGGACAAATATTTGACGGTGACCAAGAAGATAGAGCTCATACTAAAAGAAGATATTTAGAACGTTATACTAAAGAAATTCATACATATTATAATATTTTTGAACCTTTTTCTAATAGAGAATATGTTTACAGCAAAGACGATACAGATATTTACCGTCAAAAAATGTACATTCGTGTTAGAAAGATTACTGGAGAAGAAACTATTATTTTTGACGAAGAAGCTGTTTTAGATATTTTTGAACTTATAGAAGACGGCGGTCCAGTTTGGCATTATCGTATGCCAGAAGACCAATTTGATGATATGGGCAATATTATACCTCAAATGCCAATACAAGTTCCAGGAGAAGAAGATGAAAATGCTATCCCTGGTTCTACTATGATATTTATTCCTACAACAACAGAAGAATTAATTGGTTTAGAAGAAATAACTGCCAATGCAGTAGAAGTACCAAGAATTAAAATGGTAGTTTCTGTTGGAGACAAGTTATTATATCAAAGAATACTTCCAGTAGAAGATTATCCTATTGTTCCTATAATGAATATACATTTAAGAACTCCGTATCCAGAGTCGGATGTAAGATTATATAGACCATTGCAGGAATATATTAATAAAATTCGTTCTTTAATTATTGCACACGCTAGCACAAGCACTAATGTAAAGCTATTAATACCACGTGGTAGTGTAGATAAAAGACAAGTTGAAGAAGAGTGGGGAAGAGCAGGAACAAGTGTCATTGAATTTGACGCAGAGCTAGGTGCACCTATTGTAGCAGGGCCAGTGCCTCTTCCCAATGAATTGTATAAAAATGAAGCGGATGCTAAATATGATTTAGAATATGGCTTTGGTATTTATGAGCTTATGCAAGGAGGAGCATCCAATGCACCGTCTACGTATAGAGGAACTATCGTTGTAGATGAATTTGGACAACGTAGAATTAAATCACGTAGAGACGATATTGAAAATGGCTTAAATCAATTAGCTAAAGTATGTGTTCCGTTAATGCAACAATTATACACAGAAGAAAAGGTAATAAGAATTGTTCAACCTAACGGAGAAGAAACAGAACAACGATTTAACTTCTACAAACAGATGGATAACAGTGAAGTTGTTAAATTCCACGATGTAGGAGTAGGAAGATATGATATTGTAGTAGTATCAGGCTCTACATTACCTACAAATAGAATGGCATTACTAAATACTTACATGGAAATGTTTAAGATGGGCTTAATTGACCAAACAGAAGTATTGAAGAAATCAGAACTTGTAGATGTAGAAGGTGTCTTAGAGCGTGCTGGACAAATGGCACAGATGGCACAGATGATAGAACAGCTACAAGCAGAATTAAAACAAGTCAAGGGCGATTTACAAACTTCAGATAGAGAAGCAGTACACGCTAAGAAACGACTTGAAGTAGAAAAATTCAGTTCTGGATTAGATAGAATATCTAATAGAGCTGAAGCGGCAACCAGCTTATATCAAGCTAGGTTAAATGATGAACGAAAAAACCTAATGAACTCTAAACCAGTCAAAGAAGCAACAAATATATTTGACGGAGAAGAGAGTTAGGAAGGAGTAATAATGGAAAATCAAGAAAACAGCAATATCCTAGATGAGCAGGGAACGAATCCGATTGTAGATTCAACCCCTAATCAAGAAGACATTTTTGACCAAGTGTTCAATATGAAATCTGACGACCCATTTACAGCTAATTTGGAAACTCAGGTAACTGAAGAACCAGTTGTTGAAAATGAACCTTCAAGTACTCAGCCTATGATAGAAGCAAAGAGTGACCCTAATCAATTTGAATACTGGCAATCACAAGCAGACAAACGTTCTCAAGAAATTGGAGCATTGAAGCAAGAATTGGAATCAATAAAAGCTTCTACAACCAAAGAAGAACCAGTCAAGGAGACTAAACCAGAAATAGTTAAACCTGTAAAACCTGTGAAACCAGCTGATTACAATCACTCTGAGGCACTAGCAGACCCAGATAGTTCTTCTGCAAAATATTTAGAGCAGAATCAATCCTATCTTGAGTCTATGAACGACTATATCTTAGAAAGAGATTCACAACGAGATGCTGAAATTGCAGCAGCAGAAGCACAACGCCAAGCTCTACAACAACAGCAAGACACTATTAATACATTACAAGCTAATTTTGGATACACTCCAGATATGGCTAATAACTTTATTGAAACAATGTCTTCTCCTGAATCTTTATCGTTGGACAATTTAGTAAAGTTACATCAGCTGAATATTGGTGCTAATGCACCCCAGGCAAATCAAGTAAGTCCACAAGCTCAGCAAAGACAAGCTCAATTACAACAACGTCAAGATAAGTTAGGTATTCCTAAGCCAATAGGTGTACAACCAGGTGTCTCTGTACAATCGCCAAAATCAAGTACAGAAGATGAACTGATGAATGCCATGATAACAGACCATAAAAAAGTCAATCCATGGTAACATCACAACCTATAAAAGGAGCCTAAAATGGCGGATTTAACATCAATTAGTGGTGGGATTTTTAGTCCTACCCCAGGTGATGAAGGCGGATATCTTGCTTCAGGTACTGGTGTTTCTATTAACGATTCTAGAAGAATCTTTAACTTTGGCGAGAGAGTTGCTGAATTAGCACCAGAACAATCACCTTTCTTTGCTTACTTGTCGAAAGTAGCAAAAAAACCAACTGATGACCCTGTTTTCAAATTTCTTGAAAAAAGACATCAATGGCAACGTAGAAACTTTACTGTTCACACACAAAACACATCATCTGCAGCATCAGGTTCATTTGCAAATAGCGAATGGGACATTGATACAGGTGATTTCAACGCAATGGCTGTTGAATGTGGATATGACGTGTACGGTAGAGAAGAAGCAAACTCACAACCTAAGTTTTTATTAGCTGGTCAAGTTATTGCTATAGACGGAATTTATTCTGTTAATGGTAGTGCTTACACAGTAAATGAAACTAATGGTTTCAACGTAACAGCTTATTACAGAATCGACGCAGACCCAAGTCTTGCAGTAGCTGGAGAAGCTAGGTTTACAGCAGACTTAATTAAAGTTATGTATAAACCTGTCGGAACTAACGGAGCTTCTGCTAGTCATAGCGGAGCAGTTGCACCTGCAAGTGGTTCTAAATTACGATTTGTAGTTGGAGCAAAAGGTCAAGTACTAGGTACAGCATGGACTGAAGCTGGAACTGACCCAGAAGGTTGGAGAGACGAGTTCTACAACAGAGAAGGATACTGTCAAATCTTTAAGACTGCAGTACCATTATTCTCAGGTACATCTCTAGCAACACGCTACAGAGGTGACGCTAACGAATACATGAGAGTGTACAAAGAAAAACTTATGGAACATAAGATGGACTTAGAGCACGCTTTCTTATTCGGATACGGCGGTTCAGACGAAACTGCATCAGGACCAGTACGTAAAACTTGGGGTATTTTACCATACACTGAGCTTTATGGAAAAGTTAAGATTGTAGACAAATCTGAAGCTACTTACGACACATTTATCGAGATGATGGAAGATATTTTCTCACCAGAATCTGGTAACAGTGGAGACAAGCTAGTATTAGCTTCAAGAGAAGTTATGACTTGGTTAAACAAACTAGGTGGTAGCGGATTCTTAGCTAACACTATGTCACAATCTGGTAGTACTGCAAACAGCGGTTCACTACAATCAGGTAGTGGTATGGACATTGCTAATGTTCCAGGACAATTCGGACATAACGTAACTAAAGTAAGTACTTTATATGGTAACTTACATTTCATCCATGAACCTCTATTAAGAGGACCATGGGCTGATTACGCTGTTATGATTGACCTTAAAAACATAGCATACAGACCGTTAGTTGGTAATGGTGTATCAAGAGATACTCAAATTATCACAAACGTACAAAACAATAACGTTGACGGAAGAAAAGACATGATTCTTACAGAAGCAGGTCTTGAAATTCAACTTCCAGAAACACACACTGTTTTGAAGTTTGAAGCGTAGTAAATAGTTAACAAGGGGGAGTTGCAATATACTCCCCCTAACTAAAGGAAAAAAATGGGAGCAACAAGTATAAAGAGTAGAATATTAGATTTATTAGCCGATGTTACAGTAGATAACACGGCTATTGGTCAATTTGCAACAGATGCAGCTAAAGAAATTATTAATGTATTACCTGAAGAAATGTTATGGGTAATGTCTACAGAAGTACAAGATGCAAATGGTGCTGGCGCATCAGTAACTTCTTCTAGAATATTAGGAGTAAGAAGAAGTAATTATAAAGCAATAGAAATAGACGCTTCTGATTCAGCAAGAGCAACTGATAATAATTCTATTTATAAAGCCACTAATGAATCCCCAGTATTTTATAAAAGAGGTGGAAAAGTATATATTTTACCAGTTCATGCAAATCAAGCTATTGTAGATTTAGTTAATTATCCTACAATAGTATTTAATGACGATATGAGTGCTGCTAGTTTTGTAGGCGCTCCAGATGAAATAGAACATTTAATTATTTTAAAAACAGCAGTAAAAGCAAGATTAGCTGAATTAAACGAATTTCAAGATGATTCAGAAGAGCATGGATTAAAAATGCAAGATTTACAGTTACTACAACAAGAATATGCACAAGCATTATCAACTTTTTTAGCTGGAAGCAGAGCTAGAGAAGCAGCAGAAAGGGCTGAACAATGAAACAAAAAGAAATGATAGAAATGATACAACAAGAACATCCTGAAATAGGAGAAACTCAAATTAGAGCTATGTTAAATAGAGCTATGGATAAGTTTGAAGAAGAAACTAAAGGATTAATTAAAAAAACTGCTACTGTATCATTAACTGCTGATAAAAGAAGATATGCATTTTCAGATTTTACTGGTGTTACTACTAGCGATGAAGTGTTAAAAGTAACTAGAGTAGACTATAATAACAAACCAGTAAAAAGATTTATAGGTAATATTAACTTAACAGATACGGACCCATCATGACCAAAGCAAAAGATTTTTCATGGCCAACAAACGATATTTTATGGGCTATACGTGATTATAAATTAATTATTGGTAAATATGACTACCAAGAAAATAAAATTACATCATTAACTTCTAATGAAATAGAAGGTACTGATAAACTACAAATACATTATGAGTCTAAAAGTACAAAATTTACTACAGATACAAGTATAGCACCAGATTATCCTTCTCAATTTCATGATGGTATTATGTTTAAAGTATTAGAACAATTATGGATTAAAGAAGGTGACGCAAATAGAGCATCTTATTACAGAGCCGAGTATCAAAATTGTGTAAATATGGCTAAAAAATATGTAAACGAATCAAAAGACGGAACTAATTATAACATAGTTCAACATCAGTTTTAACATGGGAAGGAATACAAAAAAATGGGGAAAGGCAAAAATAAAACTAAGAAGAAGGTTGCGAAACGCAGAAAAAAAACTACGAGGACATCGTACTAAACAAGAAATGAGGGCAATGTATGGCAGCGGCTAAACATAATATTACTATAGAACAAGGTGCAGACTTTGAAATGACAATTACATTAAAAGATGCTAACGGCACAGCTATTGATGTATCTGCTAATAGTATTAGCTTTTTATCACATATAAAAAGAAGTCCAGAAACAGATACTATTAAAGATGGCAGTAATAATCCTATAGAATTAGTAGCAACAAAACAAGGAGGAACTGGTGTTGTAAAATTTACAATAGCTGCAGCTAAAACAGCTTTATTGCCAGGAGATAATTTATATTATGATATATTTAGAAAAAATACTTCAGGTTCTGTGTTTGAAAAAGATTTAGAAGGAAAAATTACAGTAATTGAAAGAGTAACGGTGATGACATGAGCAATAATATTACTATTGTAAAATCAGATAAAGACGTAGGAGTAACAAGACAAACGTCTACTGTAACTGTAAATAAAAATACAATTCCAGCTGGTTTTACAAATTTTACAGCAGCAGGAGACAGCGGCAATAGTCAAATTACTGAAGGAGAGACTTTAACCTTAACAGGGGGAACAGGAATAACAACAGCTGTGTCGGGAGATACGGTAACATTCAGTGTAACAGATTCGGAAGTTCTGTTGCAAGATGAAGACATTAATGGGGGGATATTTTAATGGCAAATAAAATACAGATTAAAAGAACATCTACCTACAATGCAACAGATGTATCTAGTTTAACATTAGGATATGGTGAGTTAGCATGGTCTAATGGTAATAATAAATTATACATTGGTAAATTAGGTAGTGATAATAGTACAGTATCTACTACAGAGCTTAATGCTTTAATAGTAGGTTCGTACACAAGTGCATCATCGGCAGAATTAAATATTCTTGATGGAGCAACAGTAACAACAGCAGAGTTAAATATTTTAGATGGAGTTACTGCATCAACAGGAGAGTTAAACATTTTAGATGGTGTTACAGCAACTGCTACAGAACTAAATAAAACAGATGGATTAACTGCTAGTACAGCAGAATTAAATAAATTGGATGGAGTTACTGCAACTACAGCTGAACTTAATTATGTTGATACAACAGCTGGTACTGCAGTTGCAAGTAAGGCAGTTGTGTTAGATGGTAATAAAGATATTACTGGAATTAGAAACATGACATTAGCTGGAAACTTAACTGTGAATGGTACTACTACAACAGTTAATTCAACTACAGTTTCTATAGGTGATAACTTCTTAGAACTTGGTGATGAGATTGAAGATGCAGGAACAGAGGCAAATGCTGTTGATGTTGGTATCTTTTTTCCAAGAGATAATGATGCAGGTGGTAGTGATTTGTATGTATATGATGGTTTAGGTTATGATGGCTCAGCATCTAAATGGTTTTTCTTTAAAGGATTACAAGAGAAGCCAGGTGCAGCAGCTAGTATTAATGTAAATGCATTAGCTAAATCACATACTATATGTGCAAACTTAGAAGGTATTAGTTCATCAGTACATAATACAATAGACCAATACGATATAGATTGCGGAACATTTTAGTAATTAATGGGTAACGTAATAAAAATAAAAAGAGGGTCAGGTGTACCTTCTTCGTCTAATGATGTATTAGAATATTATGAGTTAGGATATAGAACAGGTACAACTGAACTATATATTAACGATGGTGGTACATATCGTCAATTAGGTGGTGGTGCAACTACGTCTGGTTCTAACAATCAAGTACTTACTGACGATGGTTCTGGTGGTATAGTTTCTGAAGGTCAAATGACTTTTGATGGCGGTGCATTAAATCTTTTAACAACAACAGCTAATAGAAGAATTGAAATAGGTTTAGGTGCAACGGCAGATGTAACATCTTTTGTAGATTTAATTGGCGATACTACATATACAGATTATGGTGGTAGGTTTATTAGGTATGGTGGCGCTAATGCTGTTACTCAAATTATGCACAGAGGTACTGGAGACTTAAGACTTCTAGCACAAGATGCAGGTTCTATTTCTTTAAGAACTTCAAGTGTTGAAAGATTAAGAATTTTATCAGGTGGAAACGTTGGAGTGGGAGCGTCAAATCCTGTAAGAAAACTTCACGTTGTAGGTAGTTTTGCAGTAAATGAATCTACTGACCAATACTATGGTGTCCTTTTAGGTGGTGGCGAAGGCAACGACCCAAAAATTACAATAGGAGATTGGCATAATTCAAGTGGTAGTATAATGTGGGATTCTTCTGCTAATGTTTTACAAATAGACTCTCAGCACTCTTCAGCAAATCGTGATATTGTATTTACAGGTAATGATGGTGCAACTGAGTATATGAGAATAGATTCAAATGGAATTGTGTGTATTGGACATACATCAGGTTGGACTTCTACTGTTTTAGATCTAGGTGCTACTAGCAACAATATGCGTACTGGTAACAAAATATATTTTTATGATAGTAACAAGTATATTGGTAGAAATGGTAATGATATACAACATTACAATAATCATGGTAATCATAGA